AAGCAGTTAAAGAAGTGGCAAGATAAATTTATAAGAGCTAGACAAAACTATGATGCATCTATTATGGATGAAAGAGAAGCTATCTATTTAGGAACGCATGATGTAGATGGTAATATCAATTCAAATCTCAAACCTACCAAGAGAGCTAACACAGTCTATAATATCAGTTATGAGTTTATAGAAAGTATGGTAGATATAGTTATTCCTCAGCCTAGTGTAAGGTGTAAGGTTGAAAACCATAAGGATCAGGCACAGACAATAGAAGATAGTTTAAAGAACGACCTACAAGAACTACCAATGCAACGTCTCAATGATCACATAGAGAGGACTACAAGTATTCAAGGCTTTTCCCTACTTAGTATAGGTTGGAATCAAGATAAAGACAATCATACCTACATGGGAGAAATAACCCTAGATGAGATACACCCAAAACAATTCGTACCTCAATCGAATGTCTACATATTAGAAGATATGGACTATTACTTTATAATGAACTCACAGACTAAGCAATACATTAAAAAACGTTATGGTGTAGATGTGGAGCTTGAATCAGAGGAATATCCAGAAGCTAACACTATAGAGAGTAGTTCTTATAATCAAGAGAACAACAAAGTTACTGAAATAATAGCAATATATAAAGATGAAGATGGAGACATAGGACGTTTTGTTTGGTGCAACAACGTTACATTGGAAGATATGCCTAAATACTTCTATAGACGAATAGATGGACAGATACAATATACCGAGGAACTTACCGAGGACGTTACAAAGGCAAACGGTGAGGTTATTCCTGCTGGAACCGAAGTTCCTTATTATGTGCCAAAGCATTATCCATTAGCGGTAAGACCTAACGTACCTAAAGCATTTAGTTTTGGCGGTCAATCAGATATAGATGTTATTCGTGACCTTCAAGATGCTTTAAAGAAGGTAGTTAGTACTATAGAAGAAAAGATACTTAGAGGTGGTGGAGTAATAACCGCTCAAGACGATCATAATATCAACTTAACTAATCAATTATATCAAATTATTAAAGGCAATCCACAGCAACTTAATATGCTTAAAGTATTAAACCTTGAAGCTAATATAGGTCAAGACATGGAATTTGCACAATATTTATATAGAATAGCACAATCAACGCTAGGGATTACAGATTCGTTCCAAGGTAAAGCAGACAATACTGCTAAGTCTGGAGTAGCTAAACAAATGCTAATCCAACAAGCAGCAGGACGTATGCAATCCAAACAATATAATAAAATAGCTTCATTCCAGGAGTTGTTTAGAATACTATTCGAGTTTAAATTAGCTTTCTATGATGAGCAAAGACCGTATCTAAGGAAGGGTGATAATAATGAGGATGAATATGCTATCTTCAATAAATATGACTTCCTAGAGAGAGATAGTGCTGGAGAATACTACTATAATACAGACTTTTTAATAACCGCAGATGGTGCAGACTTACCGAAAGACAAAACATGGATTATGCAACAAACATTAGAATTATTTAAGCTTCAAACAATGACACCAAGCCAGTTGTGGCAGACATTAGCGGATTTAGGTTATCCTAATGCGAAACAATTCTTTAAGCAAGCACAGGAGCAAGAAGCTCAAGCGCAACAGATGCAACAGCAACAAGCTCAAATGCAAATGCAACAACAGCAGCAACAACCTCAACAGGATGCACTCGCTCAGCAACAAGCACAGCAACAGGCTCAAGAACAAGCGAAGCAAATGCAAATTCAACAGGCTAGAGAAGATATGAAAATAGCCAATGAGAACGCCAATAAGGAAAAAGATAGAAAACATCAACTTAATATAGAGATGTTGAAGCAACAGGCTAAAAAGGAGCAGATGCAGCAACAAGCAAGTCAACAGACCAATAACCAACAACAAACTAATCAACAAGATCCAGTTCAACAACTGTTAAGTCAATTAAATCCAGCGGAACAACAAGCTTTTGCTAATGCAAGTGATGAACAGAAACAAGCAATAATTCAACAATTAACTAATAGATAGCAAGCAGCAAAGGAGGTGATACTATGAAAAAACAACCAATTGAAAACCGCTCTAGCATGAATTACAAAGCTAGTAATCAGACAAAAGACAAACCTTCACCAAAAGTTATTAGAGGTAATGACCTTAGAGGGTCAAAATAAGAGTCTACATACGTAGGCTCTTTTATTATGCTCATAGGTAAGCTATGTATAACGCTGACGAGCGGAAACGTAAGGAGAAATTTTTAATGGATGAATTTGAAAATATAGATAACGTAGGAGAGGAAGTCGTTAACCCTCAAGAAACGGAAGAAGAAATAAATGAAGAACCGCAGGAGAATGAGGATGAGGTAGCTACTGAACCTCAAAAGAAACAATCTCCAGAACAAAATAAAGCCTTCGCAGAATACCGTAAAAGAGCGGAGCAAGCTGAAAGGGCAGCTAAGCAATACGAACAGGAATTGCAAAATATAAACCAATGGACTAAACAAACATTTGCTCAATACGGGGTTAATAGCTGGCAAGAATATCAATCTAAAATGGAACAACAGATGCGAGAGCAGAGGGAAAAGCAATTTATTGACGCTGGTATTGACCCTAAGCTAGTAAGAGATTTAATTCAAAACGATCCAGAATTAAATGCCATTAAGCAACAAAATCAAATGCTGCAGCAACAAATGCAGGAGAAAGAACAGCAAGCTAAAATGGTTAGTGACTATGGCGAATTAACAAAAGAATACCCCGAGCTAGTTGCTAAGCCTGAGGACATTCCTAATGAAGTATGGAACTTATTTGACAAGGGTTACTCACTCTTAGATGCATATGAGAAGGTTAACCGTAAACAGATTAGGGAGTACTGGAGTAAAGGAGCAAAGCAGAAGGTTATGAATGATATAAAAGGCAAATCTCACATCAAGACTGATAAAGCTAATGGTGACGAGGTGGATTCAACTCAAATTCCTAGCGAAGTATTAGATATGTACAAGTCAATGATGCCTAAGAAATCAATGAAAGAGTACATAGCACATTACAAGAAAAATAATAAATAGAGGAGGTCATATATATGGCTTTTAGAAGAAATAAAACATTAGATGGAGTAAGTAACCCTTTCGAATATTACCTATTAACAAATGCAGAAGGAGCGACAGAGGGTGAAGCTTTGGTGCTTACTGCTGGAAGATTAACTAAGTGCGGTGCTACTGTTACCCCAGAGTTTTTGTCTTTAAAGACACAGGCAGCAGAAACAACTTCAAAAACGCTATTGCCAGTAGTTAGAGTAAGGGAAGATGATGAACTCCTAACAAGTTGTACGGCTGCATTAAGTGCTACTGACGTAGGTACAAAACTCACATTACATACAGATGGGTTACAAATAACTAATACTACTACAAGCGGAGTATTTGCAGTTAGCAAAGTAGATGGTACAAAAATATACGGATATTTTAGAAGATAGGAAGGTGATATTATGATATTTTCAAAAGCAAGTGGTTTAAATGATAGTTTATACGGTAAGGTGCAGGATCCTATAAGTATGTTCTTACAAGAAGAGGAACAAGCCTATGAGAAAACCTCACAGATCAAAAATATATTCAATATAATCAATTCAAAGAAGTACGCGGAATCTTTCGGATACATGACAAGTAAAGGAGACTTCACACCAGTCGGTAGCCTATAATTTGCTGACTTTAAACTCTCTCTGATTAATGGCGAACGCCTAGAGCCAAATACCGTGTGAAGCGGCCAAGGTAGGGTAACGCTCAGGAAGATTTATATATATCGTATTGTTTTCGTTTGGCGAAGGTGGTATAATATAAGTATAAATCACCTGCAACGACTAAGTGAGAGAGGAACAGTTTAACTGTTTAAGCAATAGTCTGAACTGCATGGAAACATGTAGAGGTTAGCAGAAATGACTAACCCATTTAGATGTTATACTGTCCTCTAAAAAGGAGGATATATGGAAACAAAAATCTGTAGTATGTGTAAAAAAGAATTGCCCTTAATGTCTTTCAGTAAGCATAAGAGTTCTAAAAATGGTATCAGAAGTTATTGCAAGGAATGTGCTAAAGGATATAAGAATAAGTGGGATGAGGAAAATCGTGACAAAAACTTAGCATATAAAAAGCAATATAATAAAGAACACGCTTTACAAAACATAGAATATTCCAAGCAATACAGGATAGAGCATTTGGAACATTGTAGAGAATACGATAAGCAAAGATACCAATCAATGAAAGAAGAAAAGAAAATTTATAGTCATAATAAATGCAGAGAATATTACAAAGAACATAGAGAAAATATTATTAAAAAAGTTAAACAATATACAATATTGAATAGAGAAAAGACAAAGGTATACAAGAAGAAAAATAAATTACTAAGAAAAGAAATTAGTTCGAATTTACCTTGTACCTTTACGTCCTCACAATGGGAAGAATGTTTAGCTTATTTTGATAATAAATGTGCTTATTGTGATACTGAAACAAATATGACGCAAGACCATGTTATTCCAGTTACTAAAGGTGGTTCGTATACCGCTGACAATATAATTCCGACCTGTTGTTCATGTAATAGCAGTAAAAATGGTAGTGATATGGAAACGTGGTATAAGGAAAGAAATTATTTTACACAGAAAAGATTAGATAAAATTAATAAGTATATAACGTCTAAAAGGTAACAGAATGGAAGGTGGAGCATATCCAGAAACTAATATGCAAGAAGGTTACAGAAAGACAATAGAACCTGACACATGGAAATCTAAGTTCCAAGTTACTCAGGAAATGGTTGAAGACGCTAAGCTATTCGATATTAAAGCAGCCGGTAAGGACTTTATGACTTCTTACACTCGTACAAGAGAAAAGTTTGGTGCTTCAATATTAAATAATGCAAGTGCTTCAACTATGACAATCGGAGGAAAATCTTTTGATATAACTGGTGCAGATGGTATGCCTTTATTCTCACAGGCTCACCCAAGCAAAACAGGCGGAGCTGGCAACCAATCAAACTTCTTTAACTTAGCATTCTCTTATGACAACTTATGTAAGCTTGAGGAGTATATGCAAAAACTTACGGATGATGATGGTAACTTATTAAACATTCAACCCGATACAATCATAATTCCTAACAATGCTGCAATTAAGAAATTAGTAGCTGATGTAGTATTTACAGATGCAGGAGCGCCACTAGGAAACAACAATCACAGTTTCAACTTCAACTATGATAGATGGAATGTAATAGTATGGAATCAACTTCAAAACCCAGCTGGTGCAAGTTCTGATGCTTGGTATGTTATGGATAGTTCTAGAAATCAAATAGATGGTTTAATGTGGATTGATAGAATTGCATTGAACGTTAAATCAGACATAGACAACGAAACAGATAACAATGTATTCAGAGGTAGAGCTAGATTCGGTGCTGGTGTTAACAGATGGTTATCAATGGCTGGATCATGGGGTGGAGCTTACTAATAATTAGAGAGGTTTATCCCTCTCTTTTCTTTTTGAAAGGAGTAAAACATGAATAGGAATGCAAAACTTTTAAATAGTCTTTTAGAAAAATCTAAGCCAGACATGAAAATGGATATGAATATGGGTAGTGAAATGTCTGGCAAGGACATGAAGCAGGATAAAAAAATGAAGAAAAAGAAAAAGGGTAAAAAATAATGATACAAGTAGAGGGAAATATCAATTCAGTTGAAAAACAACTACTATATGATATTCTAGTTGAATTAAAGGCTATTAGAGAAGATTTGAAAGCAAGAGATATAAATATACCTTTTAGTGAGGAAAAACCGCTTACGATTGACTATACGAGCATGAAAAGACCTGACTTAATGAAGTTAGTTACAGAACTCGACAATAAACCCGAGGGGTGGACTAAACTAAGTAATCAAAAATTAATTGAACTATTAAAGAGGTGATAAGATGAATTTATCACAGTTAAAAACCAATGTATTAAAATTAATCGCAGAATATAGCAATAATGGAATTGCAATAAGCCAAGGCAAAAATGCAGATTATCTTAACAGAGTTATTCCTTTAGCTAATGCTGGAATGACAGAGATCACAACGCTAGGCAAGCGTAAATCTAAGACAATAAGAATAAGCCAAAATCCTATTGATCCAATCGCAGGAAGATTTACAGGCTTTGATGTGGTTATTCACAAAGACACAGACATAATTAATAATGTAGGTTTAAATGTTAATGCCTATTACTTTGAGGTAGATAACACCGCTACGGTCTATGTGGAAGAAGAAAACCCAACAGGACAATGGAATACATTGCAGACAATTCAAAACACTGTAAAGGGTCAGTACACAACATATAAAGGGTTAGTAAGCTCTACTCATAATGTCAGATTAAGATTTAGTGGTCCTTATCTCTACAATATAAAAAATATAGCCTTATTTAACACACCTTTTGAAACTGTAGATGATATACCAGACTATAAGCCTTATGTACCTCATATAATGCCTACAGACTTCTATATGATTAAAGAAATATCTGTAGATGCTCCTAGTAGACAGTATAGTTCTATAGCAGACGTACATTGGCAGGATCAACAGACTTTACTTATTGGATACTATTACTCTAGTCAACTTGTTATTAATTATTATGCTTATCCTACACTTTTAAGTGATACTGTAACAGATGATACAGAATTAGATTTAGATCAATTAGCAAGTCAAATATTACCCTATTATGTGTCTGCTTATGTAAAGAATGACGAAGATGTAACAATGTCTGCACAGTTCTTAAATATTTATGAAACAAAACTTGCAAGATTAAATAATCCAGATACGTTTGGAATAAGCGAAATTATATCCACTAATAATTGGTAAGGGAGGGTGTTAAGTGACAAGTAAGCCAATGAGATTTAATGTTCCTTCTCCACCTCAGGAAAACATGTTAAGTATAGATAATTTTGCTGGAGTAAACTACGCAACAACTCCAAGCCAAATAGCAGACAATGAAGCTGCAGACATATTGAACTTCCTAATAGACGACAGAGGTAAATTAAAGAAAAGAACAGGCTATCAAAAAGTTTTTAATAGTTTAGGCACAGGGAATATAAACGGTATGTATCTTTACAGAAAACAAGATGGTACTGTTTATTTTTTATTTGCTTATAATAATAAACTTTACAAGCTCAATAATGACAATACTTACACATTGATATATACAGGATTAAACAATCACAAAGTAACGTTTTTTACTTACAATAATCTTTGCTATATATTAGATAGCGTTAATTACAAAGTCTATGACGGAACTACTGTTACAGATGTAGTGGGTTATGTTCCGACTTTGTATATCGCATCAGCTCCAACAGGAGGAGGAACTCAATTCGAGCAATTTAATTTATTGTCTAATAAGTTTAAGCAATCCTTTACTGCGAATGGTACAGCTACTCAATATGTTTTAGCTTTAAGTGGATTAGATGCAACACTTGTAACAGTTTGGAAAAACGGAGTTCAATATAATGAAAATGATGCTTCTCCTATATTTACGGTGGATAGGGTTAATGGAAAGATTACTTTCACTACTGCTCCAGCAACGGGACTACCAGATAACGTAATTATCCAAGCTGGTAAAACTACAACAGGCCTATCAGATAGAATTAAGAAATGTACGATACAAGTCTTATATGGTGGTGCAAATGACACCCATGTAATATTAAGCGGTAATTCTAGTACTCCATCTGTTATATATAGAAGTGGTGTATTGGATCCGACTTACTTTCCGGAAAACTATTACCAAGCAGTAGGAGATACTCAAGAGGCAGTAACAGGATTTGCAGTACAATATGATTCTTGTATAGTGTTTAAAACTAACTCTATATGGCATTTAGATTTTACTTTAAATTCTGATGGTGAAGCTACTTATCCTACAAGACCAGTTAACTACTCAATAGGTTGTATTAGTCCTAATACTATTCAGCTTATAGAAAACAGTCCTTTCTTTTTAGATAAGAGGGGAATTTATTCGTTAAATCAATCCAACATAAAAGATGAAAAGAACGTTGAATTAGTATCTGAAAAGGTTAACAAATCAGACTTTACCGGACAACATGGATTACTTCAAGAGGCAAATTTGCAAAATGTAATAAGTATTGACTATGACAACAAATATATCTTATGCGTAAATGCAAGATGCTATATCTTTGATTACAGATATATGGTTTGGTACATATGGGATAATGTAAACGCTCAATGCTTTTTAGAGTATAATTCAATTCTTTATTTTGGAGATAATAACGGAACTATTCATAAATTCAAAGCGCCAACAGACTTAGATTCTTATGACGATAACGGAACATCAATTCACGCTTTTTGGAAGTCTAAAATATTTGATTTTGGAGCAG